CCTCTTTCTTGTAGTCGATCAGCACGTCTACAGGTGCCGATCTGCTTTCTGAACACCCCCCGACTACTGCGTGAGATGTTTTGACGACGTAGAGTTGTGCTGCCGTCAGGTTAAACTCCGGTGCTATCCTAGAATAATACCTCCTCCTGAGCCTAACAACTAAGTCTTTGCTTCCCCCTCGTTGTACAAACTCTTTGAACCTGGACTCCATGGATGACACTATGTCTCTGACCGACAACGAGATTTTTGACTCTATCCTAGAATGCATTAACGTGGCGATGTTCCTCGTCAAATACTGTCCAGTCTCCCCTCTAACATGGTCGACTCTCAAGAATTCTGCTATGCCTCCGAATGCACACTTAGACCTTTGTAATCTTATGCCCAAATTACGTGCTTGCCCCACTGCGGAAGTGACTAGTTTGAAATTGGTTACACCCAATAACACGTCATCTCCGTTATGAACAGACCTACGCACAGCAGTTTCCTTCCCAAGCATCTCTCGCGTGTAGATGTAGTTCAAAACAGAATTCACAAACGTCGTGAGTCTCCACCCGGACATTAGAGTTCCCTTGGCCTTATACGTTTCTTTTAACCCCATGTTGTCTGTAACTCTAGTGTTTAAAACAGATTCAACTACCCATTTGGCCGCTTTTTTCTGTTCATCAGACATTCTGTCGTTGTTGACATCAAGGTAAGCGTTGAGCACTGCCACCATGCTTGAGTTGGAATGTTGGCTATTAAAGTCTTCAAAGTCCACACACCAAGGTGTCGCTCTTCTCAACACGGCCCGAACCCTAGATGATACGTATGAGGGTCTTGCTTTCGAACCAACCGGAAAATCTGATGGTAACGTGTCCTCACAATTAAAAAACACAAAGTGTGTTAACACGTAACTGGTCATGTCCGATCCGTATATAGCTCTCTGTTTGCCCCACTCGTACTTCACAGAAGACCATGCGTGTAGCTCGGGTCTACGGTTCAAATAATGTTCAATTGGCACATCTTCCGCTATATTTAGTGCTATGAACTTATTACGCAGTTCCCTCTCTTTGGGCAGCCCTTCTGTGTCTTCAGCATATTGACTATGTATTGACCCTGAAGCAGACCATTGCCATCTCGCTCCCCAGTATTTCTTCCAATCCAGACGTCTATATTTTTCTCTGTCTGGATCATATTTAGAGAACAGTTTTTTTGCTGTCTCATATACCGTCTTGTAGGGTATTTTCGTCAAACACGGTTCAGTTCGGTTCTTCTTCTCAGCCCTCCAGTCCACTTCTCCGGTTACCCTGTTCACCAGGACGTCGAGTTCGAACACATCTCTTAAGTCTGAAGCCACAATATTTTGATATGACTTAGCCCTCACTGAT